CTATTAAAAAATATAATTATAAAAACAAAGAAACCATGAGATTAAATTTAATTAATAAAACTTTCCTTCCGATGCTTGGAGATGAGGGTGGTGACGACAACACTATCACATTAACTCAGGCAGAACTTGAATCTAAAATCGCAGATGCAGTGGCGGGTCTTAAAGATAATAAAGACACAATACTAGGCGAGAAAAAAGACTTACAGAGTAAGTTTGATTCAACACTTCAAGAATTAGATAAATACAAAAACATTTTCTCTCAATTCGAACAAGACAAAGAATTCGCAACCGCACTGTCGGGTGGTGAAGCTTCTATTCGTTCTCTTATGCAAAACAGAGTTGACGCACGAGATTCTGAATGGAAATCAAAGTTCGATGCAAAGCAAAAAGAAATCGAGCAATTGACATCTCAACTGACTGAAAAAGACGACTACATCACTAACTACAAAGCATCTTCTCTTATCTCAGCAGAAGCAAGTAAGAACGAGTACTTACACAAAGAGGCAACGCAGGACGTCATCGATGCGCTCTTAAAAGATGGCAAGTTTAGTGATAGAGGTGACTTCCAGTTTGTAGACAAAAACGGAAATGTTCGAATCGGCAAAGATGGAAATTCATTAACTATCGCAGAGCGTATTGATGAATTAAGAGAGTCAAAGCCATATCTTTTTAAAACAATGGGCGGCAGTGGCTCTAAAGGTGGAAATGGCGGTAACGGCGCTACAACTGTTCTTTCATTGTCTGACTGGCAAAAACAATTATTCGCAGCGAACGAATCAGAAAAAGCAGAGCTTTTGAGAAAGCGTGAAGTTGGCGAAATTACAATTAACAAATAATTTTAAAAATAAATATAACTACTAACTATAAAAATAAAGGTTATAAAAAACATGACAGTTTTTATTAAAAGAAAGCATCTTCTGATGTTCGGTGAAGATATTCAATCTTTAACTCAAGAAGTGATCGGCGTTGAGGGCGTAAAAGAAATGCACGCTCAATACGGGCTTGTTAACGCGATTACTATTGATACAAAAGATGAAGCAAGAGAAAAAGGCGAGACTGTAAAAGTAGATTTGCCGATCCAATTTGGCGATGCTGACAAGCTTGAAGACGATGGCAAAGCTCAGAATAGTAAATTCAAACAAGAGCAAGTTGATGTAAAACTTACTGAATACTTTTACAAGCAATTCTCTTTTACAGAAAAAGATGTACTAGCAATTCGCGCAGGTATTGTGCCGAAAGCGGTTAGTGCGGCAATCACCTCTGTTGTTCGAAGCACTGAAAAGAAAGTCTATGACGAAGTGTATAAAAACATCAGACACTACTCTGGCGACTTGGCATCTATAAATCCTCGTGACAAGAGTGATCTGGTAAAAGCACGTAAAGTACTAAGAACTCAAGGTATGGTCGAAGAGGGTATGCAGCTAGTTATGTGTGCTGACACTGAAGCAGATCTGATCACTAACATGAACTCAGGCGGCTTATCTACTGATGAAACCCTAATGCGAGAAGGCATCCTCGGCAGACGTCTTGGTTTCGATTTGCGTAACGCTACTTATGCACCATACCACGATGCAGGAACTGCTTCTGAGAACGCAGGACTTAAACTGAAAACTGCTGCAATGGCGGGTGATAAAGTGATCGAAATAACGGGTCTGAATGTTGGTGAAACCATTCTTGACGGTGACTTTATAGAGCTTGCGGATGGCGAAGGTTACAGAGCACTCGGTAACTACACTGCTGAAAGCACTGATATGTCTGTAACTCTACGTCACGAGCTTGTTGCTGACGTAGCTGCTGATGTAGCAATTAATGTTATTGAGTCTTTCTTAGTAGATATTGCACTTCACAGAACAGCAGCAGTTATTGCTTATCGTCCTCTAAAAGAGCGTCAATTAAGCGGCGGCGGCTTCGTGACTACTATTACCCATCCTGAAACGGGCGTTCCTCTGACATTCCGTAATTTCATCAGTGATGACGGCAGAAACGAATCGTGGTCTGTAGATAGCTTGTTCGGCACGAAGTACTTCAATCTTGGCAGGGCTTGTCTGCTAGGCGGTCACTAATCTGTTCGGAACACTGTTCTAGCGATAACAAAAACTAAAAGTGCTCACGAACAGTGTTCCATCAATCTTTTTTAAAAAACAAAAAACAAAAAACAAAATTAAAAAAAGGATTAGAGATGATCGAACTAGTAAAGCAAAACAACAAAGTCTTCGTAAAAATCGGCTCTAAGCAAGAAGCGCACTGGCGTGACCAAGGCTTCAAAGAACCGAAAGTTTCGGCAAAAAAGGCGGTAAAGAATGAGCAATCAGAGTCCTAATTTGCCGCGCACAAATTCGGGTGGTGAGCTTCAAGCAATACAACCGCTTCGTGTGCTTGATAACAATATATTGAGCGCTGGAGCTGTTGCTGTCACTACATCTAGTGCTTTGAAAACAACGGCTGTTTATATTTATCTTGAAAAACCTTGCCATATCCACTTTTCAAAAGCTGGAGAGGATGCGACAGAATTAGACCCACCTCTTGATGCAGGTGGTCAGGTTCTAGCTTGCTCGGTGGGCGAGAGGGTGAGTGCCTTGGGGCTAGACGGAGCTAATGGTCGGGTTTGGATTTGTGAAGTGAAATCGTAGGCGGAACAGTGTTCAAGAGTACTTTTAATCGCTTCTTTTTAAAAAGCAAAAGAACAATACAAACAGTAAAAGACTACTTCATCGCAATAAAAAATGGCGACAAAGAGATGCTAGAAAACGGCTCTGAAGTAGTCACAGAAGATGCTCCAAGGGAGCAGGTTTTAAAAGAAATTTATGGCGAAGCTACAGAAGGTGGCGAGCCGATCAACTACAAATAATTATTAAAAAACTATAAGAATAAGAGAGTTGACTATGTCAAAAACTCCGAACGAATTAAGTCAAGAATCGCCGTGGGACGGTAACTTAGATGCAGCCGCGCACGTTTCAGATGGCGAGAAATCTATGGGCGCAACTATGCGTCAAATCATTCAAGCACGAGGCGCTGAAAGCGTTGGTGACATAAAGCGAGGCTATGCTGCGCCGAACTCAGAACTTTGGAAAGAATGCGTAGGCGGAACTGTACAAGCAGTGTCGTATCCCGATTATGCTGCGCTAGCAGGCGTCGGAAGAATGAGCACTGATGGTGTGACTGGAATTACAAATCTAAGCACAAATACTCTTTCACTACAGTATCAGCTTCCGTCCACGCGCATAGCTGAGATGATCGAGCATAACAATACTTATCATCTTCTTACGCACGATAAGAATGAAATACTTACGCTAGAGAAAGTGGATGATATAAGCGTAGCGCAGGAGGGAAAGGTAACAACGACTCGTGATTTAACACTAGCAAGATCTAGCTCAATAGCGAGTGAGATGGCGACTGCGAGCGGAGGCGGTGTTCATGTCTTAGCGACAGAATACAGCGCAAGTGAAGACACAATAGAAGTAGAAGTTACATCTGATTTTGTCACTTTCGATAGATACACTGTCGAGAGCAATACTTCAACGTTATACGCAAGCAAACCTTGGTTTGATGATAATGACGCGAGCTTCTACATCGTTGTCACAGCAAGTACAACAAACAAACTTTATCGTTCAGTAGATTTGGGAAAAACATGGGAGCAAGTAACAACACTTCCGTTCCATCCTTACCAAACGGGCGTATTTTCGGACGGCGCGAGATGGTTCGAAGAAGACGGAAGTATCTATATATATCCGCGCTGGCAAACAAACAAAGTTAACTACTCACTGAATTATTTAAACTCTGTTAGAGCTTTTGGTCGCATAAAGCAAAGAGGCGATAAGCTTCACTTGTTTGACTATAACGATTCATCTGTCGGAACAGTTGAGTATCAAAATGGATTTACTCTAGAAGAAAAATCGGAGTTCGTCGGCGGTGTTGTGGACGCTGAGATTTTCGGCGGAACTATTGTAACTGTAAATAAAAACGGTGTCTTATACGCTAGCACTGACAGTATTACTTATACCGCAATCGGAACACTGCCCGATGCTCAAGACTCAAGTGCTATCTATCTGCACAAAGTCGATGAAAATCGATGCTTAGCTATTGTCAAAATTGGTAGTACTTCTACTGCTCATCAGTTTGACTTTGTTCGTAGTCCTTTCGATCTAGTTTTTCTGCCCGATATCGCAGAGCAAGATGGTCTGAAGTCGTGGGTAAAGGTGAAGTAATGAGTAGTGAAGTAAAAGTATCAATCTCAACTGCTCTTCAGCTTTTAACAATGATCGCACTGGTCATCGGAAGTTACTTTTTGACTGACAATAAAACTAACTTAAATGCGCTCGCTATTGCTCAAGCAAAGACGGAATTGCAACTGAAGATAGATCAAGTTGAGAACAACAGAAAGAACGATATGCAGCGTTATATCGACTCAAACGAGCGCTTGTCATTACAGCTAGAGAAGCTGACAGACAGGCTAGATAAGTACCTGACCGATGCAACGACTAGGGAAGGTGCTTGATGCTTGAGTTAAGACGATTTGCGAACATCCCAGGGCAGGGGATGTTCGGAGGAATTTTTTGGAAAAATAAGTCACTTGGCTACACAGTCGAGCGCGAGTGGCTTGATAACAAAGCTAATGTTTCTTGTATTCCCTGTGGTGAGTATGAGCTAGAAAAGCACAATGGAAAGTACGATAGCTATGCGCTCGTAGGCGGTACAGTGTCTCATTATGCAAGTGCTGAACATGAGCGTTCGTGCATTTTAATACATACCGCAAACATCGATTTAGACGTGCAGGGATGCATCGGAGTTGGTGCGGCTTTAGGTTTCGTTAAAGGAAAATGGGCGGTAACTAACAGTCGGAACACTGTTCAAGCGGTGCTTAATCTAATCAAAAAAGAAAACATCAAAACTATAACTATAAGAGATGATACACATGCTTTTAAAAATCAAAAATGCGCTTAAAAAGAAAAGAGTAATCGTAGCGCTGATTACCATTTTAGCTGCGATAGCAGGGCTAGAGCTTGGTGATGTTCAAATCGCAGATTTAGCAGAAATCATTCTAGCGTTAGCAGCATGATAAAAGAGCTGGGAGCTATCGCAGAGCTAGCAAATTGGGTAAGACGAGTCATTTTAAAACAAGAACTAAAAAGAAAGAATGATGCGATTAATGATGATGTTGTCGATTTTTTTGACGATGAGTTTAGCGGGGTGCGCGAGTCCAAGCGCGGTAGTGATGAAGCCTAAAATTGATGCATTTTGGCAGAATGGCAGTGTGTGTTTCAGTGAAGATGATGCTCAAGAATTAGCCCGTTATCTAGTGTTGCTAGAGGTGTCTAATGAGCAGTAAAGAAGAAGCACAAGAAGCGTATGATAGCTGGATTAAGCATGAAATCTACATGCGCGGACAGTACTCACGTATTAACAATGAAATGCAATTGTTCGTTGAGCAGATGTACGAAGACATTGTTAGTAAAATCACAAGCGGTGAGCTGACTGAATACAGCAAGAATCACTACAACAACATCTTACAAGAAATCAATGAGCTAATTGATGCTCAGTACGTGGTTATCTCTGATGCGCTTGAAGATAGCTTAACTGAGCTTGCTGTTTATCAGTCATCATACGCTGCTAGTTTTGCTGTTTCTAATGAGCTATTGAAGTCGATAACCACGCCGACAGTGCTCTCTGACAGTTTTATTCGAGAGCTTATAAAAGACGAGTATTGCGATGGTCTTGAGTTTGCGGAGTGGATAAGTAGAGAAAAATCTCACGTACAAAAAGAAGTAAAGAAACAGATTCGCCTTGGGGTGGCTTCAGGTGAGAGTAACTCACAAATCATGAAGAGAGTCGCTGGAACTAAAGCTACTGGATATATGGGAAGTACGCAGAAAAAGACCAAAGCTAATCTTGAAGCAATTGTTCGCACTTACGCTAAGCATGCTAACACGCAAGCGACTAAAGAGACGTTTAAAAAGAACGGGTTAACACAATACATACTGAGTGCTGTGCTTGATTCTCGCACAACTGATACTTGTAAGAACCTTGATGGGACAGTGCATACCTACGGTGAAAAAGGTGAAAAGCACCCGCCGTTTCATCCAAATTGCCGCACTACGGAAATGCCTTATTTCGAGGGCGTAAACTTAGGCGAAACGTATCCGCAATGGCTTGCGAGACAACCTGCCGAAACGCAAAAAGAAGCGTTGGGCGCTGGCAAGTACAAGCTCTACAAGCAAGGTATGCCGCTAAGTAAATTTGTTGATAACAACTACAACGTAATGACACTTGAGCAGTTAAAGCTCAAAGAAGGCATCAATGATGACTTAATAATAGAATCTAAAGCTGCATAGCAGCTTTATTAAAAAAATAATAAGAAGAAGGTAGATATGTACTACACAGTTAAAGATTACGAAGACGAGTTCGGCAATGATGATTTGCCACTGGGTGATGACGACAATATTGACAGCTCTAAAGTAGAAAGAGCTATCGACAGAGCTTGTCGAGAAGCGAATACATACATTCGTTCTTCGGGAATGTCCACGCCGCTCAGTGCTGAAGATAACGCTGAAGCTCTGGATGAAATAAAAGGTTATGTGCTCGATATAGCTCGTTACTACGTGTTTGATAATAACACTAGTAAAGAGTCACAAAATCGCTATGACAGCGCAATTAAATTCTTCGACAAGGTAGCGAGCGGAAAGACAAATTTGTTTAAGCAAGAGTCATTAAGCGCGGTTGGAACACTGTTCAGCATGCGAGTAGTTATCTAATGATTTATAGCGAAGACTTGATAAGACTAGAAAAAAGCTTATCAAACATAGTTAACTTAGAGCAAAGTGAAGTACTGCAAAACAAAGTCGGCATAGCGCTTCAGAGCGAGGTATTGCTTGGTTTTCGCAACAGCACTGACCCGTTTGGTATTAAGTGGAAACCCGTAAAGCGTAAGCGAGGAAAGGGCGCAAATCAGCCGCTCATCGACACAGGACGCTTGAGAGACAGTATTCAGTACAAGCTAAGCGACAGCAAAATAATCATCGGCTCAAACATGATTTATGCAAAAGTGCATAACGAGGGGTTATCACCAGTTAAGCATCAGCGACAATTCATTCCTGATTCTAGTAACTTACCTGATTCATGGACTGACATTATAAACAAGCAAGTGCTTAACTTTATAAATGACCAAGCATCTTTCATTAAATTAAATTAAAAACAGCCGCGATGCGGCTGTTTAAACTATCTTGTGTAGTCTAGTGGTGCGGGATCCATATCATCAATCGGATGGTATAAATCCAGCTCATCATCTAATGTTTCTGTCCATTCAATTTCAGTCATAGCTTTCACTAGGTTTTTAGCGTGTTCTGTCTCTCCGTAATCAGTAAATGCTTTGATTTCATTGTCATAAATACGTATCACGCCAACAAGCATGTCATCTTTTGCTACTAGTATTTGCTGATGATTTAGTTGATTTGAGTACAAGCCCAGATACTGTTCACCATCCACCATTACTTCTTTCGAGATTTCTTTCATTTTTACTTTCCAATCTTTTATAATTTTTAGTTGGTTACTTATAACATTATAATTGATTTATGGAAAGCTTGTTTTTGTTGATATTATTTAAAATATAGTTATAATTTTAAAATGTAAAAATAATAATTAATTTAAACATGTATATAAGTAATTATCTTCTAGAGTTGAAAAATAAAATAGAAGAGCTTGATGATATTAAAAAATCATACGTTTTCAGCGGTGAGTTAAGTGAGAGTGACTTAAAAAAATTCAACTTAGATCCCAAAAAATGCATTGCTTTAATCACTGGCGGTAGCGGTGAGCACAACAGAAATGCTCCGAACGTAACGATGGACTGCATTTGTCGTTTTGGCGTTTATGTTATCGCACGAAAAAGCAGAGATACGCTGGGTTACAGCTTTAAAGCACAAAGCATTGCGCAAGACTTACAAAGCAAGATAAAGCGAGATTACTCAAAACCAACTCCTGGCTTGCGTGGAAAGCCGCAACTGCTGACTTTCGGAGAATTATCTACGGAATCAGATGTCGATTTCTCGATCTGGTTTTTTACTTATAAACAAGCTATCGACTTAACTACTTAAAAAACAAAAAACAAAAAACAAAAAACAAAAATCTACTAATTATAAAAACAAAGGATACGAACTATGGCTTACTATGGTCAAAACACACCCGACAACACCCTCGGCTTCATCGGAAATGGCAATGCATTAGCAGCATTTCTTGATGCGAAAGACAAACCAGTTGGCGGTCACTTCAGTTTCGGTCAAATCTCTTCTTTGTCTATTGAGCTTTCAACAGAAAAAGCATCAATGCAAGACACCATGACAGGCTCGAAAGGCACGGCTCAAGAGACGGTGATTAGCACTGAAGCAAAAACAAACTTCACACTGAATTCTTTTCATAAAGATGTCTTGAGACCCGCTCTTTTTGCCAAGTTGTATGAAGATGCGGAAGAGGTCGGCAAGACAATGAAAGCGACAGTGAATCTCGGTCGCTCAATTGTCGTCGATGGAATTATCAAAGAAATCACAAGCATTGTTCGTGACAGCGACAGTGCTGATGTAACTGAGAATTTCATTATCTCGAACGGTTCTATTTATACAGATAAAGACCAAGGCACATTTACAGAAGCGCTCGCTGAAGGTGATGCTGTGACTATTACTTACACATCTCTTGCAGTCGATAGAATCGAAGCGTTTGTCGAGTCTGGTATTAATCTGCAAATCGTCTTCGACGGCTTCAATATCGCTGACGAGAATCGTCCAGTTAAAGTGACTTTGCATAAAGTTGCTTTAAGCCCTTCTGCCGCACGTAATCTCATTTCCACTGAGTACGCTACCCACGACATAACAGGTACGTTACTAGCTTCTAAAGCGGTAACTGGAACTGGCTTGTCTCGTCTATTTAAAGAAGAGCACGTTATCGCTGCATAACTCTTCAAGAACACTGTTCTTCGCACTTTTTAGGTCTATGAACAGTGTTCTTCCTAAATTTCAAAAAGAAAGGAGTGGTGCATGAGTTTTGCAGCATTAGAAAAAGAAGAAAAAATAAAAGTAGTACTAAAAGAAAAAACTGAAACACGAGACGAAGTATCAGTCCTGGTGAGAGGGTTGGGCGCACAAGATTTTTTTCACTTAACAAATATTTACCCCGATATTATGAGGTTGATATTCGGCGGGAAGTTTGACTTTAGTAGTGAAGAGACGCTAGGAGCAGAGATTATTACTCGCGCCCCTGCATTCGCATTTATAGCTATCGCGTTAGCATGCGATGAACCTGAGTCTGCGCATCTCGTTGCAAAAATGCCTCTTCCCGTGCAGTTAGAGCTTGCCGCTGCTGTCATTACTCAAACCTTTGAGAACGGAGCGGAGAAAGACATAAAAAAGATAGTAAACGCCCTCGGCGTCATCTTTCAGCAAAAGAAAAAGTCGAACAGTACGAGCGCGAAAAAAGACAAAGAGAAGCAAGCAAAGATATCGATAGTGCGCAAATTTTTGAGATGCTAATTAGCACTACTGAATTGCTCAGACGAAATGGTCACACTCATCCCGAACTGTATCCAATAAAAAAACTTTTAGCACTGGCTGAGCATGCAAGAAGATACGAGATCAACAAAATGGTTCAAAAAGTCGTGTTCGAACATAGCTCTAGAGTTGCTGTCGCAACAGGAGATGGCAAAGGGTTAGCTGCAATGATAGAAGACGCAACACAATAAAAATAAAGCCAATTTACTAATAAGAAGAATAAAAAATGGCAGGAAAAAACGTAGTAGACATCGTGCTCGACTTTAAGAGTAAGGGGTCGTCATATCTAAAAAGCATAATTAAAGATATAGCAAAAATCACTAGTGCTATGGAGCAAGCAGATAAAGCTTCTAGCAATATGTCGAGCGGCATGTCTAGCGATTCAAAGAAAGTTAAAGCATCTTTTAAATCAACAGACTCATCAGTTGAAAAACTAACGTCATCTATCGAGAAAATGACGAAAGAGATGCAGCAGTACAAGTCTACTGCGGGAACTGTGACAAAAGTAAATAGCGGCGCAACTGACAGCTTCGGCAGGCTGGGTGGAGCGATTGCGCTGGCTTTTGGTGGCGCAGCAGTGGCTGGAAGTGTTAGTCAGACTAATGAAGATATTTTGTTGTTATCGAACAGAGCAAAGCTGCTTGAAATGCAGATGTCTGACTTAGCTGCAATGCAAAAAGTTGCTTTCAACGTCGGTAATATTCCCGATTTTGAAGAGGGTCTTAAGAACTTAAGCCAACGCATTTATGACCTGAAAAAGAACGGCGGCGGAGAGGGCATGGAGGTCTTTCAGCAGCTAAAGCTCGATTTAGATGCTATTTACGCAATGCCCATCGATGAGCAGTTTTATGCGATTGCAGATGCGATGGCGGAAGCAGGGTACAGTGTTCAGGACATGTATGGTGCTTTTGATCAGCTTGGCTCAGACCAGCTCGGAGACCTCGCTCACTACCTTGAGAATGGTAGTGAAGAGATGCGAAAAGCGGTGAAAAGAACTAAAGAGCTTGATTCGGCGCTTAGTGAAGTTGATTACAAAAAACTAGAGATATTAGCTAGAGAGACTAACAAAGTTGGTCAGAATGTTGATAACACAAGTAAAAAGCTAACATCCGAAATGTCACCTGCGATTATTGGCGTGGTCGGCGGTTTTGATGAACTATTAAAGATAGTCGGCAAAAACAAAAACGCAATGCATGGTGTATTCAAAGCAGGTTTGGTCGTCGGAACTGTTTTTGTTCAGCTATCACAAAAAATCGGAGCTTCGTTTAAGACAATACTTGCTTCTTTTGCTATTGCATTTCTTGAAGTCAAAGTGCTTATGAATGAGCTGTCGAATTCATTGCATGAGTCATACGCAGGCTTTTTTGACACTGTTTATGAAAAAATATGGTGGTTAAAAAAAGAGACATTAGAAATGTTCGGTACGCTTAGCGATAGCGCTAAGAAAGCTGCTGAGGAAATGGGTGATACGTACACTGGCGGCGAAGTAAACATTCAGGTCGGAATAAACAAGAAGCAAATCAAGGAAGATAAACAGTTAATCGAAACTCTCAAAGATAGCTTTAAAGACCAAGGCGATATTCTTTTTAAACCTTTTGATGTCACGACAGTTCTTGACAATTACGATAAACAGCAAAAAGCATATGATGACTTAGCAGAATCGGTAGCTGACAATGAAGCAGCTCAAGCTAAATTAAGTAAAACAACTACTGGTACAGCTAACAATTCACTAGAAATGTTAGAAGCTCAAATTGCTGCTGAAGAGCTACTGCTTGATGCTAAGTTAAAAGCCAATAAAGCAAAGATTGATGCTGATTTAGAAGTTGAAAAAGAAAGATATAAGATAGCTAAGCTAGGCATAGAGACGAACAAAAAGTTAGGAAAAATAAGCGCTGATGAAGCGCTTAGATTAAAACTTAAGGCTGACAAAGAGTACGCTGACAATGCCGCAAAGCTACTTCAAGAGAAGCTGGATCTAGAAATAGAGCTAGAAGAGAAGAAAATTAAAAATCTTCAAAAACTAAAGAAAAAATCGGCATCAGATACGGATAGGACTTCATTCGATGGAGAGATAAAAGCAGCAGAAGTAGAGCTTAATGAGCTGAGAAAAGAGCGCAATGCGATTACTGCTGAAAGCTTACAGTTAAGCAAGCTCGATGAAGAAACTCTAAAAGCTCAAGTCGAACTAGAGAAGTTCAGAGCTAAGCAAAAAGATGAAAGCAAGGCAAAAACAGAAGAAGAGAGAAGGATAGAAAAAGAGAAGACTGAAGAGCTTGAAAAGCAAAGAGAAATTAGAGAGCGGATGCAGGATGTCTATTCAGCGCATCTTGTTGCTGAAGGACGTGAGCTAGATAACTCGCTGAACTCTATCGACAGAAAGTATCAGTGGTTATTAGATAACTTAGAAAAAGGCAGTGAAGATCTAAAGCTTGTCGAGAAGTTGATCGATATCGAAAAAGCTGAAGTTCAGATAGATGAGCTGAGCAAAAAACTGGGTGATATCTCATACTCTTACAACAGCGGTGACATCAGTCAGAACGAATACGAAAATCAGACGATGAGCGTGCTTGGACAGATGGGCGAGATAGCAGAAGCATCTAACTCTGTTGCTCTTATGAATGATGTGACTAAAGCAACAAGAGATGCAGCTAAGGCTTTCGATGAACTTTATCAAGTTGGTGAGATGGTCGGCTCTTCTTTGTCAGCTTCATTTTCTAGCGCGTTTGGCTCTATCATTGACGGTAGTAAATCAGCAAGCGAGGCGTTCAGAGACTTGATACTAGATATGACTAAGCAAATCATTGATATGATGATTAATCAAATGATACAGCAGTTTATGTCTAGCATGTTCAGTGGAATGGGCGGCGGCGGTGGTTTTGCTGGCGGCATCGCAGCAGGTGTGGGAAGTGCAGGTATATCTTCATTTAGCTCTACTGCAATACAGAGACACGATGGCGGGTCGGTGAGTAAGTATGGCGGAGTGACTAGACAGCTAAACCCCGCTATCGCAGCGATGGCAGCTCAGTTCTCAACAGGCTCTGGCTTGAGTTCGAATGAAGTTGTAGCTGTGTTAGAGCGCGATGAAAAAGTTCTAACTAAAGAACAGCAGCGAAGAGAGCAGCAGTCGCAAAGCTCTGCTGCTGGTTCTATCTCTATTGTTAACGCTCTCGACTCTGAATCTATCGCTAATGCATTAGATACACCCGCTGGTCATAAAGTTATCGAAAATAAAATAAGAGCTATGAGAAATGAAATAAAATCTTTTTAAGATTGCATTTAATTTAATTAAAGTTATATTGATTTAATAATTAAGTTAATTATAATACTCTTAATGGTTGTCATTAATCATTTGTTATTTTCATTTTATTTTCATTATCTTTTTACCCTCCGTTGTGGAGGGTTTTTTATTTGTGTATAATTCTAAATAAAATAAATTATAATTATTATAAATATGTATATAAACTCTACTGCACTTAATTATTCTGACTTATTAAATCAGATAAAAACAAAAGCAATCGAAAACGGCTGGAACACTGTTCATGACACGGGTGATGAGCTAGTTCTTAGCGCCCCTCTAGATGCTTGCATCGTCGGCTTTAAAGAATCTTCATCTGCAACAGAAGACTACTACAACTTTGAGCTACAAGCTTTTAAGTCATACGACTCATCAAAGCCCTTTCATGAACAGCTCGGAGCTATTTCAAAGCATGGCTTCAACGGTCACTCAAGTGGCGACTGTCCTCGTCTCACGCTATCTAACGAACCACTCGAATACTGGCTTTCTATAAGCGACAGACGCATCTTAATTGTTGTGAAAGTCTCTAACTTCTATGTGTCCGCATACTTAGGTTTGCTGCTGCCATTCGGCTCTCCTGTCGATTACGAAAACCCGATATTTATTGGTGGCAATAGAGATAGCGAAAGCAATATCGATTACAGACTCAACAGATGGAGTGAGACTGATTCGGGCAACTCGAACTTCATGTTCGGAGACGGTAGCAGCGCAGGCTCAGCAAAAGTCCTGGGTGTTGATGGCAAGTGGCAAGACGTAACTACTAGCAGTGCTGATGCCAGTGTTTTTCCTTATAAAATCGACAACGGCCACGGCGGTGTGAGTGAACTCGGAAAAACGCTAGATAGTAAATATCCGTTAATCCAGTGCCTTGTATTCAGCAAAGAAGAAGAGGGCGGACGAGGATCGTCGCTTGGTGCGCTTGAAGGTGTCTTCGCTACATCAAGCGAGAATAACTTCAGTGAAAATACGATAGACGATGCTTACGTCAGCTTTTGTAATGTATTTAGATCGTCGGCAGGTGAGTTTTTTGCGATGGAGATGAAGTAATGATTTTAAAAGAAAACTCTGCGCTTTCTGTTGATGCTGTACTTGCTGACCTTAAAGTATTTTTAGAAGAAAACGGGTTTGTTGTCGAACGTTATCAAGAGGTCGCTGAAGGCATCGGATACGAGCTAATGGTGTCTAAGAACAGTGTTCTTTACTGCTTTAGAAGCTTTGATGACACAAATCCTTACTACACATCCAGCTCATCTTTTTACGGTTTGAGCGGCATTGCTATGACTTGTGCTAGCAGTTATGACGCAGAGCAGAGCTGGAACTATCAGAGCGGCAAAGCGGATAGGGAAGTTGTTATGTTCTTGAGTTCTGCGTGTGACTACACGTTTGCATTTAACGAACAAACGAATCAAGTATTCCTGTACGCGAAGAGCTTTGCTGATGTTTTTACGGGCATGTGCTTTGGTGAAGTTGGCACATCAAGAATTCCATTTTTTACAGCTACATCAAGACTTCAATCAGGATATGGCGGCACTGTAGAGGAGATTATTGACAATCAAACTTATCCGTTTTTCGACAGCACAAACACATCTATCTATTACGCAAACTCGTGGATGACTGGTGATTATGCAGTAAGCACAACAACGAGTAAAAGTGTTCCGAGTTATCTGTATTCTAGAGTTAATTCTGTCTACTCACGCTCAGCGTCAGTAGAAACAGGTGTCTCTGCTTTGATGCCAAATGATGTTTATGTGTATGACAGTGAGTATTCAATATATAGATATGCAGGAAGCATTGAAGGTCTATATCTTGTGAATATGAGAGATTTAGATGCGGAGAGCGAGAAGATGCTTGGCAGTAAGACTTATCGAATGATCCCATTTTTTTCTAAGCCTTCGCCAGTCGTGTTGGGCGGTAGAAGGAACATGGCAGGCTTTGCTATAGAGGTCGCTTAGACATGCTTATAAGCACGCCAGTAGGCGTTTCTAGTAAACATGGTTTTCCCGTCCATCGACGTGATGGGAGCACGCATGTCGTTAAAGAAAAAAGCATTGAAAGTGGTGCTCGGAACAGTGTTCTTACTGATGTATTAAGTAGTGGAAACAAAGCAGGACATAAGATAACTACGTTTGCTGATTTGTACTTTCAGAACCAAGTCGTTGTGATTCCAGGCTACATTGATGCAGGGCGAGTTCTTGATGAAAAGAACTTTGAAGTGCAGTTGTGGAACACTGGGCTTGAAGATGTAACGCTTGAAGAAATCGTTGGCGATGGTTTTGACGGACTAACGTTGGAGATAGATGTGCCGTCAGTTATTCCGCGACTTAAAGTGGTTTCGTATAACTTAAAGGTGTTAGCTTCTGGTGCGAGCGTTATCAACGCTAGAGCAACGCTTAAGTTCGATAAAGCGAATAATTCATATCTTGACGTTGTCGGTGAGAGGCAGGCGATTTGGGAATACGAACCTGACTGGACAGGCGGTATCGAACATGCCATCGAGCATAAGACTACAGTGCTCGAAGCGTGGGGCGGCGAAGAAGAAAGAACAGCGCTGAGAACAAAGCCTCGGCAGTCTTACTCATATTCTTTTTTGTTTACTGATAACAAATTAAGAAGTGCTATCAATAGATTAAAAGGATACCAGTTCGGAGAGTGGTGTGTACCTACGTGGCAACTAAAAGTAGAAGAAACATTCGAGCAAGACTCGAATGTTATAATCTATCCTTCTTTTCTCTGGAATACTGTTCATGCGGGTAGTCAGCTCTTATTTAAAAACAATACTACTACTCAAGTAAGCACAGTAGCTGCGATAAGCGATAAAGAGATAACGTTGACCGAACCACTCCGTGATGACTTCAATCTGGCAGTGCCACTGCTGACTGGGTACTTAGAAGAGAAGATAAAGCACGACTTAAGCACTTCTGTTGTCTCTCGTCTAAACCTGAATTTCAAAGCAAATCCTATCGGTGATTTGGGTATACAAACAAACGAATGGACTAGCTTTTACAAAGACATCCCATTCCTAGATATACGTGCAAACTGGATAGAAAACCCCGCTTTCACACAAGATGTAGTTCTTAGAGAAGCTGACTATGAGGTGGGCGGTTTCTACAAAGAGCGCAAGAGCAGCTTTGAAACAGCGCAGTTTTTGTTTAGTTGCTTTAGTAAAGAAGAGACCCAGTATTTCCTGGATTTCTTAATGCACATAAAGGGACGTTACGAAACTTTTTGGTATCCCACATTAAGGCACGATCTAAACATACTTGATAGCAACCCAGCTTCAAAAACTATTACTGTCGAGAACTGTTACTACAGCAGCTATACGCATGCTAATTACAAGCACCTGTACTTCTTGATGAGCGATGGTTCTGTTGAATTGCGTGAAGTGGTAAAAGCAACAGCGCGAGGTGATACAGAGCTTTTAGAGCTTGATTCGGCTTTACCTGAGCTAGCTGTGGAACAGTGTTCTTTACTGCACAAATGTAGGTTCGTGAGTGATGAGAGCAGGTTTTATCATAAAACAGATGAAGTAGCCGAAATCACAAAAACATTGAAGATTTTAAAGGGGTAAGCGGATCTTAAAATCTGCGGTAGTTTTGTTTTTTAAGTCTGTTAGATTTTAAAATAAAGGGGTGCTTTTGTTGTAATATAATTACAAGTTAAAGTTGTGATTTTAAGGGATTGATTATATATTATAACAAGATGCTTACAATTATATATAAACTTAGATTAAATGGCGCTAATGCATAAAAGATGATTTTAGTCAATAATTTTATAATATTTCTTTTCTGTAAGTTAATTACATGTTTTATTGTTTTTGATGCTCTTGGATCGAGCTGTGCTTGAAAAGTAACATGCTTAAAATGATAAGTCCTCTACTTTTTTAAATTACAAAAAGTAAAAAGTAAAAAGAAAAAAGTTAGAAAAGTCCAAAAAGTAAAAAACCACCTGATGGGTGGTTTGATTGCTCTGAATTGCTGTTAGTCTGCTTGTAGCATGATCAAGTAATCTTTAATAGTGCTTGAAATTTCATCGGCTGTCACATCTTCTTCATATAGTGCTTCTCTTAATTCTTCTAAGATTGGATCGCATAGCAATTCATAAGTTTCTAGAACCTCAAGCGATGAATCGCTTTCATGAAAATCAAATTTTGATGGAGCAGGGTATTCAATATCTTCCATAAACTCCCCTAACGTCATCATGGATCTTAACTTAAACTCTGCGATTTCAATCTCTCCATTAATAAGATCTTTACTTACATATTCTTCAACGCTTTTATTTATTCTATCTATTTCTTCAGCAATAACTTTTCTTGCGAATTCTATATCTTTCATTTTTACAATCTCTTTATTATTTTNCTTATTATTTTAATTATAAAGCATTTAATATAAAATAATTAAACAATAAAACAAAAAAGGATATTAAATTGTCTTTTAAAATAGAGTTATTTTCGTTTAAGACAAAAAGCGGAAATAAAGTTTGGAATTTAACGTCAGCAGATAGCGAATATCTTGCAAGCGATGGAGTTGCTTACACTCCAGCAGTGATCGGATGTCCCGCTTTTAAAACAATGACAAGCGAAGTCGAGTCTTTCGATCTAGAAGTCTCACCGAACTTTCCAATTCTTAAAGAGTTCAGAAATGGCGTACCCGCCGAGCCAATTTTAATCACTATCATGCGTGAAGACCGCATTACTAAAAATCGCAAGATTTATTATAAGGGCGAGGTTGTTTGTAATGACTTAGCTGCGATGAAATCGAGTTTGTCGAACATTATGCAAAGACTCTCAACGAACTGCATGAGAATGACTTACAGAGGGATGTGCAATCACGTTTTGTACACAAGACATTGTGGTTTAGCTAAAGCGGACTGGCAAGATATAGTGGTTGTTAATGAAATCAAAAACTCAGGGACAACGTTAGNTTGTAATCTTCTAGATAAAGAAGATAACTACTACGCAAACGGTATTATTAGTTTCGGAATGCATCAAGTCATGGTCACAGCATCTAATCAAGAAAAGAGTGAATTGACGCTCCTGACACCCATTGATGGACTGTCTGTGGGCGATGAAGTGTTTGTAGCTAAAGGCTGTAACAAGAGCTACGAAAGCTGTAAATCTTTTAATAATGCCGATAACTTTTTCGGCTTCCCGCACGTAGCGTTCGTGAATCTTTTTATCAACGGATTTAAACCAGAAAAGTTCTAATAAAAAACAAAATTAAAACTACACAATAAGAAGAATAATAAAAATGTGGTATGCAATATATTTAATTGTATCGTTAGCGATACAAATTTTACTCACACCAAAGCCCTCTTTTACTAACGCTGAAGCTGCGACTTTGGATGAATGGGACTTTCCTTCCACTGCTGACAAACCCATTCCAGTCTTTTGGGGGCGTGTAAAGCACAGCTCAATGAATGACATCTGGCATGGTGATTACGAAGCTCGCCCCATCACGGAAAAAATGGATACGGGGCTTTTTTCAAGCAAGAGAGTCACGACAGGTCATGAGTATTTGCTTGGAATGCAAGCAGCTCTCTGCTTTGGTAATGAGACGTTAAAGCTTCATAAAATCACTGCTAATGATCGTGATGTATGGATAGCTCCAGAGGGATTTATACGTGATGGATTCATAGATTACGAAGATGAAGACATCAAAGGTAACTTCCGATTCTACACTGGTTTCAACAACATTTCCGACCCGTACTTAAGTCAGTTCAACGAGATAAACCCACCATACCAAGGCTTAAGCTACATCATATTTGAAAAGCTCAAGTGGGGCGAATCACCGTCACTGCCAGCTTTTGCTTTTGAGATGTCCCGTTTTGCCAAGAACACTCTTGGTGAATTTACAGAAGAGTGCGTGATAGGCACTGATGCTAATCCAGCGTATATGATGTATGAGACGTTAGTAAATGACCAGTGGGGCATGGGTGCTAGCCCAGCGGACATCAATAAAGAATCTTTTGAAACAGCCGCAAGAACACTGTTCCTTGAGGGTTTGGGGATGAGCTTAATGGTTGATTCAGTCAGTTCGGCTCAAGACATCATTACAGAAATAGAAAAAACAATTGATGGGGTGTTTAGACTAAACACTGAAACGGGACTACTAGAACTTAAGCTATGTCGTGCGGATTACGATGTAGATGATTTACTTGTGATAGATGAGTCGATAATCACTGACGTGTCCCGCTATGAGAGAGCTGGTATCAGCAATGGTGTTAACGTTGTTCGTGTTACGTATACATCAGCAGATGATAACTTTGAGTCAAAGTCAGTTGCAGTAGAGAATGTTGGTAGTTGTCATGCTACGCAAAACACGGAATTTGCGAATATCGCATACAAAGGCATTACTAACGCTGACAACGCGAACAAGCTTGCCATGCGCTACTTGATAGCAAACAGTGCTGACATGACATCGCTTGAGATCACTTGTAATGAAAAAGCGGCAGGACTGAATAAGGGGGATGTTTTTGTGTTTAGGTTCGCGCCTTTCAATGTGTCTCGTCAAGTTTTCAGAATTACATCTATCGACTTCGGCACCATAAAAAATCCTGCGGTAAAAATAACCGCAAGAGCTGATGTTTTTGGTATTGCATATAGTAACTACTCAACCATCAGTGAGAGTGAGCTAGAAGATTTAGTGCGTCCGCCGATTGATGCTGTAAATCTTCTATATCTTGAAGCCCCTTATCTTTACGGAGATAAAGCTCGACTCTTTGGCTGTGTAGAAAAAGTTGGCGGTGCGGAATCTTCGGTTTGGTTTGATGTTCAAGAAAGCACTGAAAGCGAGTATACAGAGATAGAACAAGCTCACAGCTTTACCAAGCGCTATAAAGTTGATTATCTGAATCCTGGTGCGACAGTTTTTTATCTTAAAGGCGATGCGACACCGTACATTTCGTCCGCAAGTGATAGTGAGCTTAAAGAAGGAAAGAATCTTTCGATTATCACTAGTGATAAAGGACAGGAATGGATTGCTATCAAGTCAGCTACTTATAACGTGAGTGAGAATAGAACAGAAATATCGGTATGGCGCGGTTGTATTGACACACCTGTTCTTGATCATGCTTCCGATTCCCATGTGTGGTTAATAGAAAACACGGCTCCGCTGCTTGACTATGTCTTCAATGATGATGCAGAGCTGACAGCACGAAACAGGACATCTCATAGCAAGCAAAGTCATGGTGATGGTGTTAAGCGTAATGTTGCTATTACTAATCGTGCGAGTAAGCCGCTTTGTGTTTCAAATATTGATGTCGTGACAGGCTTAGATGCATTTGAATCATATACAACAACAGTTAGCTTTGTGCGAAGAGCTAAAGAGAGCTTTGTCACTGCTGCGCATAACAGTGAAGATGGCGATACAGGACATGACTACATAGTTAGTCTGTATAGTGATGATGTGCTGTTAAATCAGACGGTAACAAAAGAGAGCAGTGTTACGTTTGATCTAGAGTTTACAGACAGCATGCGAGTTGAAGTGACAGCAAGAGACGGTGACTTATACAGTGAAATAGCAGTGTATGAATAACCTAGAATTTTCATTCCCACGCGTGGGAATGAGATATTTGCCAAGTCCAAGTGCCATTCCCATGCGTGGGAATGAATAAATTACCGAAGTTCGAGTGCCATTCCCATGCGTGGGAATGAGTGAATTGCCGAAGCTCAATTATCATTCCCATGCGTGGGAATGGGGGAGTTGCCGAAGTTAAGTTAAGAGCTATTCCCACGTATGAGATGAGATGGGAGTAGCTCTTTTATGTTTAGGTTTTACTGTTTTGTGTCATATGACTACTGAATTTTCAAAAAGCTCTTTAAGACGCTCTTTTCTAACTCGTATTTTTGTTCCGTGATTATGTCTAGTTCTAGCGTCGAAGTCGAGATATAAACCGCCAGTATTTAACAGATTGACAAGATTATAATACTTAAAACCGCTTAATATAAAAGCTTCATCGTAGTAAAAGAGCTTCTCACCTGTTTCGCTACATTTTTTTGTTTTACACAGTACGAAAACAGTATGCTCAAGCTTCGCTTTTATCTTTTCAGACAAGCTGACCATATCATAGCTAACAGGAAGAACATTAGAATAGTGAATGTCTCGATTTGAAAGATCAGCTAACCACTCGCCGTAATTTGCGAATGCTTTTGACTTATCTTCTTTTGTTACCTGTACATGCTCAGGAGAAAAAACAAACTCTAATGTTTCGTCTGTAGCTTGAATTTTAAATCCGCGATCAGAAAATGCGTGACCATAAGTTGTTGAGCGGAAGCTCATTTCATCGTGCGGATATTTACCTCCCGCATCTCGGTGAGGCCAGCCGAGTGATATGCATAACTTCGGAACAGGTGTTTGGGGAGTGGTAGGATCAGAGTGTAATAGCGTGATAAGTGCGTTTGATTCTTTTTTTTGCGTTTTTAATTCAAAAACACCGCCTAGATCTGGAAGAGGAATGTTGTTTTCAGGTACACCCAGAAGATCTTCTAAAGTATTACCTTGATTGCCATCGTTACCTTGCCGTGTGCCTCGGTGCCACTTGTGCATAACACCATTTAATTTATTAATTAACTCATCAACTGTCATTTATCATACCGTAGCGTCCAAAAAAATGGACCCTACGATACGATCATATCAAGTTAAAATAAAGCGTTACAGTGCAAGTTGTTGCTGACCAGTTTCTTCTAAAATCCGCTGCTCGGCATATTTGCAGTACTCTTCTGCTATTTCTATACCGATGTAGTCTCTTTTTAAGTTAGTAGCAGCTATCGCTGTAGTCCCTGATCCCATGAACGGATCAAGTACAACTTGGGCGTTCGTTGAAGATATAACTCGCTCAACAAGCTCGACGGGGAATGGTGCAGGATGATCTATTCCTTTTGCTTGTCCAATCTGCCACACGTCTCCGTGACCGTTCGCGCCCTTGGCAAGTTTAAAGCCAGGCTTCGCAATCATATAGATAACTTCGTAGGTCGGTACGAAGTAACCAGGATTGAAATTAAACCCGCCTTTTCTTTGCCAGATTATGATTTGTCTTACAGGGAACCCCTCGACAATGTCTTGTCGATCTTGAATAAGACCTTTTTGTACACGCCACTTGTGATTATAAAAGATAGCACCGTCGTCTTTTAAGACTCTCATCATTTCCGTCAAGCAAGAGCGCTGCCAGCTCACGTACTCGTCGTGCGGCATATTATCGCCGTGGTTAGCATATCCATTGATTAGTTGTGCGTTTGCCCACTTGCCACCGCGACCATCTTTCATCCCGTTGCCAGAAGAGTTTTTTAGATTGTATGGAGGTGAAGTCACTATCAAATCAACTGATTGCTCAGGAATTTTTTTCATCTCTTCTAGTACATCGCCACACAAGATCTTATTTTTTATACTATCTAATGAGTACATTACTCGCCCTTCTTTACTACTATCAACTTACTAACTGCATAACCGAGCGATTCTATTGTCGCAAAGGCACTATCTAATGTTTTAAAGTAACGTATACTACCCCGCTGGGTTTTTAGGAAAAATTGCTGCCCACTCTTACTTGTAAAGCAGATCGTATATCTGTCATCTTCACCCGTGATAATCTCGACTTCAGATATCACATCGTTCTCATACATCAGTCTCGCATCTGACAACTCAAAGCAACTTGCCATTCTTCAAAAGCCATCTTTTGATAATCAATTTTGTGTTTTTGATTCTATGATTAAAAGCTATGGACCACAAGTTTTTTTTGCACTAAATAAAAAGCAGCCCTAAGTGACTGTTGGTTCAACTCTTCCTTTGACTTGACTTCTTAATGCTACTGCGTTTGTTGCAGTTCTTAATTAGTCTCGGTCACGAAGCTTGAGACTCGATTTCATCAACTATAACGATTGTGGTTGATTCCCACGCGTGGGAATAGGGCAACCAACTTAAAATGAGCGGCACTGTATTTCGTCGAGCATGTCGATTATGGATGATTCCCACGCATGGGAATGGCTTGATTCTGACTCACCATTTCTCTTCGTCATCATCATCAACTTTCGAATAGATGCTTTCGCTTTTCTGAACAATATGCATTTCGAGATTTAGCGAAGATAAGATGCGAAACAATGTCTGAACCCTTGTGGTTTCAGGATTAACCTCAAACTTAGAAACGGTGTCCTGTTTAAGACCAACAGGATCGGCAACTTTTGCTTGCGACAGATTCTTGTGTTTTCTTTCGTCACGCAGATGTATTGCTAACTGCCTAGATGATGTTATCAACATAACAATTCCTCGTATTTACCCGCGATAGAGGGTAGTTTGTGCTTTACCCGCAGTCAAGGGTAAAAAGGAAAAACAGCCCCATCGGGGCTGTTGGTTCTATTCTACTTTTTGTTTGAGTTCTTCGATTTTTCTTCTTAATGCTACTGCTTTTGTATCAGTTTTTGATGAGTCACGGTCACGAAGCTTTAGGGGGGTTAGCTTAGAAAAGACTTTAACGAATCTCATAAGGCTAGCTTTGTCTTCAAGGTTAAACTTACGCTTACTGCGCATATGCTCAACAGATTCTTTATCATCTTCTTTAAAGAGAAACTCGTTATAGTAAGTATCAGGCATTCTTGCAGCTCTGAGTCTGTTTTTCACTCGGTACAAAGCCTGATGGATTTCTTGTGCTTCAAGAACATCAATCTCATCTTCACCTTCTAGCTCGTCAAAAGCATCTGATGCTTGATGTATCAATGCAGCAATCTTGCAGACTTGCTCTTCTTTTGAATTAATAACAACGCTTTGCTTTTCATGCAGCTCTTCTTTTCTATACTTCTTGTATAGCGCATTAGCTGGTTTAAAGTGAGACATGATTTCTTCAAAGTTGTGCTCAGTAATTTCGTACTTTCCTGACTTTGCCTCTTCAGTACCATGTTTGGCAATTAAGTCTTTTATTGATCTTGGGCATGCAGGAGCAGTTATAGGTAGTTTTATTAATGTTACATGCGTTGCGTTGCCGCTCGAATTTGTTAGCTCTGGATCTCTAACAATGATGTAAAGCATCTTGCCGCTTTTGNNTTTCTGNAATCGGGRGR